CGGCCGGTCGCCGGCAACGTGAAAGCGCGCCGTCTCAATCCAGTCAAACGGCAGGGCAAAGTACCGCGTGTCAATCTCGGCCTCGGCGCGCTGCATCATCTTGTGGTGCCGGATCTCGCACTGCATCTGCGTCTCGGCCAAGGCAATAAACGACGGGATCACCGCCGTCAGGTCGTCGCGCAGGAGCCAGTCAGCGATGGCGGCCTTCAGCTCTGTGTAGTTGGTGATGGTCATTGGCGAGGCTCCTGTGCCTGCATGATGGCGAGAAGGCCCGTCAGCGGGTCCACGTTGGCGGCGTTTAGGTTGCGCAGGTTGGACAGGCGCGGGTCAAAGCGTGCGAAGCGGGAGCGGATATTGCGGGGGTCAAACGTTACATTTTCGACAATCTCGCCGCTCATATTGTCTCGATAATATACATTATCGACGCCCAACTCTTGCATTTTACGAGAGTATTCGCGCGCCTGCTCATAATTGTTGATGTTGCGATACCCGCCAGTGTCATATGCTTCCTGCCTGCGCGCCACGATTGGCAGAATGTTGGCGTTTTCATTGCTAGGGCGCGTCACAAGATCAGCATATGCACCCGCCAAGCCGGGGCTTTCAGAAGAATAAACGCCAGCCCCGCCCGTTCCAAAATCGCTTTGCTGAAACCTTGCCGGGTCAAATCGTTGGAAATCAGCGCCCGTGCCGTGATACAATGGCAGTTCTGTATCAAACCCCATCCCCCGCGCCCGCGCCATCCGGCTCGCCACATCCATAGGCATATCCGCGCCAGTCTCTCCAGCCTCATACAGCCGGAACATCTCCTGCGGGTCAGCCTGTGCCATCAGGTCGTCGGTTACTTCGTCAGCGCGGCCCTCGCGCAGAAGGCGGGCGACGCGCTGGGCGGGTGTGTCGGATGCAGCAGAGGCCAAGAGGCCAGTGGCTGTAGAGCGGTTGGCGGAAAGGTCTGTGGGCTGCGTGTCTCGCGGAGACCACCCAAATTCAAAAATGCTATTTGCATCAGTGAACAATTCTCTAGCCGGAACATTGCCCTCAACTATCCGATACTCACCACCAAGCGCGCTTTCACCATGCCCCTCCGCATAGCGTCGAGACGGTGTTACCCAGTCACCGGGGTTCAGCTCATCTGGCGCATCAACAGGGACCGCGCGATAAACAGGGACACCAACATCAGGGCGTCCGCGTAAACGCGAAAAGAGATCAATAATTTCCTGATCGGCTACTGGGTCTTCCATATGCCCATAATAGCGCGCCGCCACGCGCCGATCATAGATGTCGTCTGGGTATATCACATCAAGTCTGTCCAGAGACGCCGTTGACCCATCCTCTGTAAAGCCGGGGGCGCGGTGAACACCCCGGTAATCATCCCCCAACAAACCAGAACGCAACGCCCCACGCGGCGCAGCCGCCAGCCCACCAGCGCCCATAGCCACGCCAGCAGCGCCGAGAGCCTCGGCGGGCATATCTTGCGCTGGGATCAAGCCACGGGCCGCAGCAGACGGCGCATCAATCGCGCCAACAGATCCGCTGAGCATGTCAAACAAACCCTGCGGCACGGCAAATTGCGCTTCGCCAGATTGAACAGCCTCAGCAACGCTCATACCCTCTGGACGAGATACAGGCAGCATGGCCGCGCGGCTCATACCCTGAGCCTCATCCTCATCGGCAACGCGATCAAGCAACCCGTAGATTGGCGCAAAGGGGCTGTTTAAACGACGGTACTGCCGAACTAAGTCATCACGACGCGCAGGCTCTAGCTGCAACTCATCGAGGGCAGCCATAAACTCCCTGCGCGGAAGAGAAAGCAGCGGCTCCATACTTACTGCACCCGTGGCGGCTGCATCGCCATCGGGCGGCCCGTGCGGAAGTCAATCATCAGTGGCGCCGTGTTGAGCGGGTTCATCTGGGGATCATTTGGCATGCCAACGCGGGGCATGTAGCCGTTCGCCGTCAACCTCGGCATAGTAACGCCGGGCGATGGCATTGAGTACGCGGGGTCCATCATGACAGTGCCCGGTAGGGGCGGGGGCGTGTAGGCCGCAGGGTCCATCATAATAGTGTTGGGAATGGCCGGCGCCAAGGTGCCATACTGGGTTATAAACCGCTCAACCGCTCCGGGCATGTTCATGATCGACGGCATCGTCGGAGGGACAGACAAGGCGCCGGGCTGGGCAGACATGGGCACGTTGCCCATCCTTGCAGGGTTCATCTGTGGCCGCATAGACGCCTGCGGGGCCATGGCAGCCACCATAGCGGGAGACGGGCGCTGTGCGGGCATCTCAGAGGCCGTGGGGGCCATTGCAGGGTTTCGGCGCATGCCGCCGCCCAGCATGTTGCCCAGCAAGCCACCGCCAATAAAGCCCAGCGGCCCAAACATCATGCCGCCAACCGTGCGGCCAATCGTGGCCCCGCGATTGGTGTCGCCACCGCCCTCCGCAAATCCAAACGAAGATGGCCCGCCCATGGCGTTGCCGATGTCAGAAATGACCCCGCCGCCCTGAAACGTAGAGCCGGATTGACCGGGGCCGCCTCCATTAAACCTGTCGCGCAATGCCGACACGCGGTTGCCCTCGGCGTCGTTGTAGCCATACCGCTGGCGCTGCTGTTCCTCGGCCATGCCAAGCCTCCAAAAATCCGCTTGACAGCAAATTACAGCAAAGCGACCGAGAACGCAACCGAACTAGGCTATGCCCTTCAACCCGCGCCGGATCTTGCCGCCGATGCTGCCCAGCCTGCCACTCAAGGCCGTGGCGGCCTGACCCGCCATCGTCAGGCACACCGCGTCGGCCAAGTCAGGCGAGCGCAGTCCTCTTTTGCGCATTTGGTCCTTGCTTTCGGCCGCCATCTTGCCATTCGATGCGAAGGTGTAGCGAATGGCCGTCAGCTCGCCCAACAGATCCTCGTTGTTGGGTATTCGGCAACTGCGGTCCTCGAGCCACGCCTTGGTCTTAAACCACAGCTCGGTGCGCAAGTTCGTGTACATCCCGCCCATGCTGGGCGCCTCAGACACATTCACGCCCCTAGCGGGCAGGCCCAGCTCGCGCAGGCGGTCCACCACGCCGGCGCCAATGCCGATGCTGTCAACCAAAATCAGCGACGGGCGCACATTAAACGGCTGGGCATCATACTCAGCCTTTACGCGCCCCACCGTCTGCATCGTGTCCAATCCCTGCCACGACGTGATGTCCGTAATCACCCCACCCACCCGGCGGCAGAACGCCGTGCGGTCAGAGCCAAATCGGGCCGGGTCAACCGCCCAAATCGGACGCTGCGTCGTGTCCGGCTCAATGTCACGCCGCATGGCGGCCTCGGCCAAGTGAAACGGAATAATCGTGTCGTCATCCGCCATCGGAAACTCGCCCAAGACACGAATGCGAAACGCATTGCTGTCCTCGCCGTACCGCAGCTTCATCTCCTCAACAAACTCATCCGACACCAGCGGGCTTTCAATGCAGCTCCACCGCCGGGTCCACCACGTCGCGGCCAGCCTCGTCTGGCTCTCAAAGAACGTGCCGCTCGATCTGGTCGGGTTCGACAGCATGATCGTCACGGCCGAGTGCCCAGACATTGAGCCGGCCGCGGCCTCAAACACCTGCTCGGGCACACCAGACGCCTCGTCGACGACCAGCATCACGTTGTCACTGTGAACGCCCGCCAACGCTTCGGGCGTCTCGGCCCGGCTCGTTCTGGCCGAAATAAACGCCTCGCTAGGGGCGGCATTCATCTCGATGCGGTCGCTCTTGACAGTCAGCATCTGCTGCAGGGCGGGCGGCAACTCATTCACCCACCGCTTCAACTCAGCAAACAAGGCGTCAAACAACTGCCCACTCGTCGGGGCCGTGACCACCACCTTATTCGGGAACCGCATCAGCAAAAACCACAGCATCGCCCAACTGGCCGCCGTCGACTTGCCCGTGCCGTGGCCAGACCTGATCGAGATCTTGCGCTCGCCGCTGGCAATCGCCTCCAGAAACTCAGACTGATACGGCAACGGCTTCACGCCCAAGATCTCGACCACAAAGCCCACAGGGTCGCGGTAGTACTGCCGCACAAACCCCTCAAGAGGGTTGTCGACCTCAGTCTTCTGAGCGGTCATGGCCGATCTCCACAACCTTGGGCGTCACGTCCAACATCTCGCGGCTGACCTTCTTGAGCGCATCCAAGTGCAGGTTGCCAACATTAATCGTAATGCCCTTCTCCTTGGGCGCGTACTTGTCGGGGTTGTTCAAGGCCGCCATCCACTTGCGCACCGACACCCGCTCCTTGGCGAGCTGCACGTCCTCGCTGCGGAAGTTGCCATTGGCGGCCATGGTATCAACAATCTCCATGCTGTCCTCGGCAAACGCATCCGCCTGCAAACGTCGCCCCTCCTCCAAGGCCGCCCGGTACTCGGGGCGCTTGTTAAGGATGCGGCTCAAAAATGACCGGCTGCAACCCACGATCTTGGCCAGCTCGGTCACCGTGCCGCCGTCGCCGATGAAGTCCAGCACAAAGTCCGAACCGCCCAGCGTCTTGATCTTGGCCATCACCTCTTCTTCAAACTTACGTCCCGGCATGTTGCCCTCCTGTCTGAATTTTCAAA